AGATAGTTTGCGGTACCTTTATTAGGACAGAGATGTATTATTGTGCGTTTGAAATTTTCTCTTCCCAGAGTTTCGACATCTGTTTTGAGCTCATCAGAAGAACTCCAATACTCTTTCCAGTCAGATTCGACTTTGTACGACTTACGTTTTTTATTAACTTGCTTTCGTTTGATAGACCAGAAAAATTTCTTTCCGATATATTTCCTACCAGATAACAAGTTTTCGATGATGTAGACAAATGCATAATATTCTCCAGGTTCATAATAAGGTTCATCATTGTAAAGCCAATCGGTCATTCGTAATCGTCCGATTCCTCTTCTTCTTCATTATCAATTTCACCGCCACAGAATGGGCAGAAATTCACTTCATAATAAGACTCATCTAGAGAATGTTTTATTTTAAAATCTGCGTCACAACTAGCGCAGCTATAATGGTTATTTGCCATTTGATTTTTTTAATCTTTCTGTTTCAGCACTAAACACGCGCTTACGTAATGCTGAGCTGCTGTAGGGATGATCTCTTAAATGGTAATGAAGTTCAATACCGTTATCAAGACACCATTGTTTACCAGTAAAATCTTTTGTCTTATATTCATCACCTAAGAATCTAATATCAATATGCTGGGTCTTTATCATATTCAATAGTTCTTCTTCTGTTGAATATACTAGTACCTCATCTACATACCTGCATGCAGATACTTGACAATACCTCTCATACATAGACTGGACAGGTTTATTTTTTGAATCTGGTCTATCAATTGTTGGATCCGTTTGAATAGCTACAATTAAATAATCACAAAAACGTTTTTCTTCTTTAAGCATGGTAACGTGACCGGCGTGGAAGAGATCAAACGTACTACAATTAAAACCTACTTTAGATTTGTTCAACATCAATATTACTCTTTTTAAGAAATTCAATACCAAAAGATTCACGGTATGTATTACGATAATATACCTTACTTATACCTGATTGATATATAAGTTTGGCGCAGTCTAAACAAGGTGCATGAGTAATAAACATTGCAGCACCTAACCCAGATTCATTAGACCTGGCTAGTTTTGCAATCGCATTTGTCTCTGCATGTAATACTTCAGGTTTGGTTTTTAATCTAGTCTCAACTAAATACCCACTGCCATCTAGCACATGGCCAATTTCATCTTCGCAGTTGTTATCCCAACCAGAAGGCATACCATTGTAGCCAATACTTATCACCCTATTATCTTTTACAACGATAGCACCTACTTGAAGACGCTTGGCACTAGACAGAGACGCATAGGTCTCTGCTACTTTCATGTGTGCATTAATGTACTTTTGTTTCATGCCGCTCTACCCCAAACATCGTCCCAGGTGCCACTGTACGCCGCTTTAGCATAATCGGTAGCTCTGTTCTCAAAGAAGTTAGTATGAGTAGGAGCATTAATCATCTCTTCAACCCAGGGTAATGGATTACGCTTAACCTTCATAATACCTTTAAGACCAAGGCTGATAAGGCGGCGATCAGTAATGTATCGAATATATTTTTTAACATCAGCGGCATCTAAGTTATCCATATGACCAATACTAAATGCTAGGTCAATAAACTTATCTTCGAGCTCAACCATTCGTTCAGCAATTGTGTAAAGCTGTCCTTTGAGTTCATCGTTCCATATCTCTGGATTTTCTTGAATATAAGTTCTGAATAGTTTTATCATCCCTTCGCAGTGTTGGGTCTCATCAACAATAGACCACGTAACAATCTGACCCATTCCCTTCATTTTTCCATGACGCGGGAAGTTTAACAGCATAATGAAGGATGAAAACAACTGCATACCTTCTGTGAAGGCTGAAAAGACTGCAATGTGCTTGGCAGTATTTTCTTTTGTTGAGTTCTGATGAGAGATGTCCATAACATAATCATGCTTTTCTTTCATCTCTGCATATTCCATAAACTCATTATACATAGTTTCTGGAAGACCGATAGTTTCGATCAAGTGTGAGTATGCAGCAATGTGTAGCGCTTCGCGCGCCGCAAAGCCAAGCAACATCATTCTAACCTCTGGCTGTGGGAAGTAAGGAAGATAATTATTTACATACCCGCCGGCTACATCGATATCACCTTGCGTAAAGAATCTAAAGATATGCGTAAGAAACATCTTTTCATCCTTGGATAGCTTACTCTTCCAATCCTTCACATCCTCTACCATTGGTACCTCGGTATGAAGCCAATGACTCTGTTCATGCTTTAACCATGCATCATAAGCCCATGGGTAGTTAAATGGTTTGAAAGAGTTTCTCTCGTCCGTTAATTTACTGTTTAATTTCTTTGTCATTTTAACCTTCGCATGCTAAGCATACGTCTCCGTCTATAATTGCTTTCATATCTAGCTCTTTAATTACTTCGCGCTCGATACGCCTTGAAACTTTATCCGCTTTACCAATCTTTTCACTGCGGCAATAGTATAGAGTCTTTAGTCCTGATTTCCATGCCAAAAAATGCACTGCATGTAGGTACTTAATATTAACATCTGGTCTAAAGAATAAGTTTAATGATTGAGCCTGATCAATATACTCTTGACGATCGGAGGCGTGCTGTACTAACCAACGTTGATCAATCTCCATTGAGGTTTTAAATACATCTTTTGTCCAATCGTCCATCCAGGTTAGGTGCTGTACCGAACCATCATTTGCAATAATAGAAGACCAGATATCATTATATTCATTTTGCGATACTATATCACCATCACTTGAAAGATGCTTCTCAATAACACTATTTAACCATTTATTCTTTGTTAGATGAGACCCCGATAGTGTGTCTTGACGATAGGCATTAGCACGGTATGGCTCGATACTAGGAGAAGTATTACCCATGATAATTGAACTACTAGCATTAGGAGCAATAGCCATAAGGTGGCTAAAGCGCTGCCCACTCCCCACTGCATCAAGTGCTTCTCCGCGAAGGCTTCCAAGCTGTTGATTAGCTTCATCTAGTTGCCCTCTTATGTGTTTGAAAATTTGTTTATTTCTTCCGACGGCCATAGGCGATTCAAAAGGGATTCCGCATCGTTGGAGATAAGCATGAAAGCCCAGAGCACCGACACCAATAGAGCGCTCACGTGTGGCAGAGAACCTTGCACGCTCAACGGTGGTAGGAGCATTATCGATAAAATACTGAAGTACATTGTCAAGCATTTCAGCAACATCACGGAGAAACAAAGTATCATTTTTCCAATCATCATAGTGCTCCAAGTTCAAAGACGATAAACAACATACCGCAGTTCTCTCTTTATCGGTAGGCAGAATAATTTCAGAGCACAGATTAGATTGACGAATCTTTAAACCAAGTTTCTTTTGAAACTCAGGCATCTTTCTATTACTGGTATCAATAAAATGAAGATAAGGTTCACCGGTCTGCATACGCATATCTAAAACTCGTTGCCAGAGTTCGCGTGCTGAGACTACTTCTCTTACTTCGTTGTTATGGGGGTCAACTAAGTTCCAAGAATCATCAGCATCCTTATCTATCATACTACGTTCGACCAATTGCATAAACTCGTCGGTAATATTAATACCATGATGCAGATTCTGGGTCCTCATATTGGGATCACCAGTTGGTTTTCTCATTTCTAGAAATAAAAGAATATCAGGGTGACTAATGTCCAGATAAGCAGCATATGAACCGCGGCGAGTCCTACCCTGTCTATAAGCAAGCGATGACGCGTCATAGGTGCGAAGATGAGGCATAACACCAACAGACTTATCATCAGAAGCACGAATACCAATTCCAATTCCAACTCCTCCACCCAGCATGCTGAGCCAATTTACTTCTGATAATGTATTTACTAACCCGGCTGAAGAATCATCCAGATAGGGTAAAAAACAGCTAATAGGTAGACCACGAGCAGAGCGTCCGAACGAAAGAATCGGGGTGCTATAACTAAGCCAATGCTTAGAAGAATAATCGTAAAGACGTTGTGCATGTGCTTCATCCGTTCCAAATGCTTTTGATACGTACGCAAATCTCTCTTGAGGGGATACCTCGTCATCGCGCATATATGATTCTTTAAGACGCAATACACCAAGTGTATCGAACAGAGAATCGCGCGAATAGTCTACCGCTATACCATGGACATCGTTCATGTTATTATTATTACCTTACTTATTTTTTTAAATTGTCAAATATTTTTTTTTGCTCAACATACCATAGTTGCCAAGCAGAAAGTTTCTCTTTTAGTTCATAGTACGAACCAGCATTAGTGTTCGTATTTTCAATGATATCACTGAGTTGGATTTCTTTGTTTTTATCCAGAGGTTTTAATGACCCTGCTGGCTCCATTAATTGAGGAGGTACAGTTGGGAAGGGAATCTTAACCGGTACAGTTGTACACCCGGTAAGTAATAAAGTAAAAATTAGAATACTAATCTTCATTTAGTTACCCCGGCTGGTTCAGCAACGGCTTTATTATATAAATCGATTGCAGTAGGATTAACTTTGCAATCGGTGTTTATAAACTCTTTCTGTATTTCAATTTCTTTTTTTACAACTTCAACTTGTTCCTTTACAACTTGTATCTTTGTAACAACTTTATATTGTATCTTAGTATTTGTTTCATTACTCTTTGCGGTAGCTACTGCCACCTGTGCTTCTAACTCTTTAACCTTCGCTTGCCAGGATAGCTCGTTCTCTACACCGCCAATAATAAAAACTCCAAAAGCAATAACAACAACCGATAAGATTTGTAAAGGTAATTTATATTGAGTAATTAGAGGGATCATTCCTAACACGTAGGAAGAAATCAACCCTAGTATTCCTACTACCGTTATAGCATAGAATATCCAGGTTGGTAGGTAGCTTAGTATCCACATAGTAATCTTATTTATTTATCGTAGGGTACGAATTCTTTAGCCATTGGAAATATTTTTGTAATTACATTTGCAATTTCTTTAGCAATTATAATATGTTCTTTTTGTGTCCCATTTGCTGACCGTAACTGAATGTAGTGAATCCAAGATCTTAGTGTACCATTCATCAGCAAACGAGATACAGTAAGACCTTCTGGTAGAACTGCTCGAGCCTGTTCTTTTGCAATACCTTTTGCAATAGCCCATTCGTATGCATTCTTGCACTCTTCAATTACTCTTTTTTGCCTTTCTTCCCACCATGCTTGCAGAGCAAGGTTATCAGTCTCTACGCTGTTCTGTCGATTCTTGGGATCTTGTAATCTTGCATCGCGAAGTACAAAATCAAGTTCTTGTACGGGGTCTGCGTAACGTTGGCTAAATTCTTGAAATGAGAATGAGCGGTGGCGTAGTATTTGTCTGGCAATATCTCTTGTGGTGGTAATTTCGATACAGGCGGAGACCATTTCGAGGGGGGACCAGTGGGCGTTTCTGACCAGGTATCGGATAAGTTTTTCAGATGTATCGGAGTTAAACTGATTGGCAGGATTAGAGACCCTCGCGCAATATGCGACGAGCTCTTGCATATCGGTAAGTTCGAATTCAAGACTGTCTCCTAACGCAGGATCAAAAGCGTGTTGTGAATAACTAACTAACTTAATCTTCATACTCTTTTCCAACCAATAAATTTCATCTTTGCAGTCAATCCAGTGAACGTATTATCTTTAATAATTTTTTTAACGTTATGACCGGCCATTACCATTTCGTTAATATCTTTTTCTACTATAGTTTGCGGCCATAGAACTACATTATATCCTAGTTCTATATTCTTTTCAATCAATTTGCAAACTTCTTTATTGCGAGGTTGGTTATCAAAGATAACAATTAATTGATCTTTATTCAATCCCGTTTGATCTAGTTTGCCAAACGATGTCCCACCTATAGCAATTGCGTTATCTAAGAACAAGCTATCGATAGGGCCCTCTACCACGTATATAGGTTTACTCTTATTTACAGAGTCTAAACCGAACAAGAGCGGTACACCGTCTTTAACTTTGACAGTGATGTAACGAAGCGTTTCACCGCGTAGGGCTCTACAGGTAACTCCAGATAGTTGATTGTTGATATCGTAAAAAGGGAGCACCAATCTAGGTTCTTCGCCCTGTATACTTTCTTTATATTTGTCATTTAATTGTACTATATTCTTAATGTTATCAATAAAGTAAAGCTGTTTCTGCTTTTCTTTAGGTATTTTTCTACTGTTACAGAACTGAACTACCTCGTGGTCTGCAGGAAGTGTATCTACTCTATCTAGAAGCTTATCTATTAGTCCTTCGTCATCATTTTTAAAAACCGGGGCTTCAAATTTAAATTCCGGTACTACGTTTGCAGACTTATTGTGACCCTCACTATATTTCTCTAATGCATATTGAGAGTACATTATTGAGTCTTGGGTCTTAAGAAAGTTACCAAAGCTTAACGATATGTCACAATTGTAACATTTATATCGTAAGTCGGTTTTATATGCGAAGAAGTAACCTCGCATCTTGCGTCTGTTCTTTTGAGAATCGCCGCATATCACACACCTGCAGTTGTAAGTATTATCCTTCTTCTTCTTAAACAGAGGAAGACGGTTACTTACCAACATAAGATATTTTTGATCGAGGAATACAGACATAATAAAAAAAGGCCTCTAAAGAGACCTTATTATAATATAAAATTCTAAAAAAGGCAAGTTAAATAAGCTTGTCTAACTTAATGTGGGCTAAAATATAACCAATTACGATAGATGCACCTACCATCATGTAACGCCATTTTTCAATCGAGCTAATCTTTTCAGCAATAGCTTTATGTTGTTCCGAACTAGCCTTAGCTTGACTGTCTAATTTATTAATAATTTTCTCGTGCTTTGTATCAATGTCATTTCGTAGATCGTCCCTCAAATCACTAATACGGTGATGAAGGGTAGCATAGTTAGAATCAATTTTATGCTCTAACTTAGTTACACTACCGGCAATAGTATCGACCTGTGTTTCAAGTACTGATACTCTTGTCTCTGTTTCCAGATCTGCTTTTGACATTGGTTCCGCCATTTACTTCTTCTTTCGAGGCTTAGTTTTAGTTGCTGTAATAGCAGGAGTTGGTTTCTTCTTAGTTACCGGCTCTTCACGCTTAACAGGTGCACGTTTCTTTTTAGCTTCCGATTCCGCTGGAACTACTTTAGGAAACGGCCATGCACTGGTATCTTCCGCCGGAGGCAATATAATTGTATCTGGTTGAGTATTAAAACTCATGTTCATATTATCTGATACAGAAATAACAACAGTTTCGGGTTTAATTTCCGCTACTACTGGTACAGGAGGTTTAGCAGGGGCTTCCACGATAGGGGCTTCCTCGACCTTTGGTTTACCTACAAAAAATTCTTTAATTGCTTTAAACATTTTTAATTACTTTCTTTCGCTTCAATAGTGGTGGTTGTTTGCTTTTGGGTACGCCTAGAGTATCGGGAGTAAAACCGGCTACACCAGGTGAGCCAGCATTGTTGGCAATAGGAGCTGCTGCATCCTCAGAGTATTGCTTAAATGTATATATCTTTTTCGTATTAAGGTTTTCTTGAATATATCTAACTTCTTCGGTTAAGTCAGTATCTAATCTATTTAAATATTGTAGCTCTAAATCGATAGGTTCAAAATTGTTTTGGTAATTTTCTTTTACTAATGATAATGCAGCAGCAAATGTAATAATTCTTTTGTTGTCAACAGGTACCTTTTCTATGATACGTTTAATACGGTATACCATTCTGTGTAGGATAGTGTATGCGTTTAATTCAGCTCCGGTATGCAGCTGACTCATTCTTTTCAGCTCTTTACCCTTAGCATCAATAATGCCGAGGTTATACGCATCCGTTTCTTCAAACGGAATTGTCAGCATTCTAAGAATGCGGTAAGCAATAACTGAATCTACTAAACGTCCCATTAAATCTTTCCTAGCGCTTCTGATACTTTCTCATCTAAAGGTATTTCATACCCCTCAATAACTATACCTTGTGCCGAAATAGGACCAATAGGCATATAATGTAAAAATACTAAAAACGTTTTAAGTTGTGACCAAAACTCTCTATCTACTTTAAAGAAGAGCATCTTGGTTGCAGCCTCGGCACCAAATAAATTATAAATGACAACAAGGTGATTAAGTATTAATCTTTCCTTGAGATCCTTACCTGCAGTATACTTATTAAAAAGTCTCTTAAGGTATCTAAATCTTTTTAAATCATCATTAAACTCTGCTATGCCTTTGCATGCGGGGTTGTCATAATGTTTAATTGCATATAATGTAAAGTTCTCTTCAGTCAGATCAAGGTTCATAATTAGGCGATGGTAGCGGTACCTCCGACCATGTGCCACTTACCATTTGTATATAAAAGTTGTGCAGTCTTACCGACAGCACTGAATGTAATAGTTTGAGTATTTGCAATGTTTGAACTAATTGCAAATGAACCACCTGATGTTGAAATCATTGTAATATATTTAATCTGATTAACTGTACCGGAGGGAATAGCAATAGAACCACCCGATGCGTCAGCAGCAAGATGGGTCACCGGTTTAGTTAAATCAACCATAGTACCAGCAGTAGAAATAGTCTGGATAGAAGAATCCAGATTAATATTACCCTTTAATGTAACGTTGGCAGCATTAGCAAACATTACCGCTGCTGTTACCTTCTTACTGGTATCAGATTGTACAAGATATAGAAAATCAGCCACCCCGACAGAGGTGGCCGATGTTAGTTCACTTACTTTACTATCAGCCATAATTAATCAGGGAAGATTGTTTCTTCGTCATCACTTGTAATACCGTTCTTAGAAAGCGCAACTAATACTTCTTTCTTTTCACGAATCTGACCGTGAGCATCAGTATAGGTAATGTAGCTTACCCAACCGGTGTGGGCTGCGTTAGAAGTTGAACCAGAACTAAAGTTAATAGTTGCAGTGGCATTAGTAGTTGGCTGTGAGGCGCCAGTTGTTGCAATAGTAGCTGTAGTATTAGCTTGAGCGGCCGCAGTGTAACCCTTACCAGGATTAGTAACCGTGATAGCTGTTAATACGTTGCTTGTGAAAGTCAGAGTAGCGGTTGCATTAGACTGGGGCTGTGAAAGTCCAGTAGTTGCAATTGTGATAGCGGTATTAGCAG